ACAACGGGACTTCATTTGTTGTTGGAACAGCCACACCCCCAACCTTTACTGGCGCAAGTTCACAGCCTTACGTTTATGTTCTGGCAAATCAACTGGCTACAACATTAAATGCAACGTCAGACTTGTTGGCACTTGGAAACGGGAATGGAAACCAAAACTACTTGCGGATATTTCAGTACAGAAATACTGCCGCCGGTGCTGACTGGACTACCGCAACAACCAGAATTCAGGCAATTACAGATGTCACCAATCAGGGTTACATAGACTTTAACCCGATAAGCGGTAACTATGGATTGGCGTTTGGTAATGGCTCAACTGAGTATGTTCGTATTCTTAACGGCGGTGCTATTTCTTTTGGTTCATCTGGCACAGCTACAGGTACGTCAGGGCAAGTCTTAACCTCTGCCGGAAGTGGTGCATCACCAACATGGACAAACGCAAGCAGTAACATTACAACCAAAGGTCTGTACGAAAACAACGCAACCATTTCAGCAAACTATACAATTGCAACAGGCAACAATGCAGTTTCAGCAGGACCAATTACAATTAACTCTGGCATTGTAGTAACCGTGCCATCAGGGTCAACTTGGGTTGTTGTTTAAGGATAAATTATGAACTGGGCTATTAACTCATTGCTAGTCGATAACACGCCAGAACCAGAAACCGTGGTGATGAGCAACTTTACGATTAACGACACCCAAGATGGGCTTACTGGCTCGGTGACCTACGCAGTCAACTTACTACCCGCTGACGCATCAAACTTTACGCCTTACGCTGATATTACTGAGGCTCAAGCTATTGGCTGGACGCAAGATGCACTAGGTGTAGACCGTGTAGCGTCAATGGAAGCAGAAGTTCAAGCGCAAATTGATGCACAAAAGATTCCAACACCCCAGCCAGCACCACTTCCTTGGGTAGCACCAACAGAGGCATAATCATGGCACAACCCGGATTTATTAGCGTAGTACCGTACAGCAGCACAACTGCTGGTGCGGTTCCGTCTGCTGGCAACATGGTGACTTCTGAGATTGCCGTTAACTCGGCTGATCGGTTGATGTACGTCAAAGGTCCGGCAGGCACGGTAGTCACAATTGGTAACGGCGCAACAGGTGCTGGTGGCGATCAAATCTTTGTGCAGAATGGTCAAGCGGTCACGGCAAGCTATACACTACCTGTCGGGTACAACGCTATGACAACCGGTCCTGTGGCTATCAATGCAGGCGTAACTGTGACGATCCCTGACGGGTCTGTTTGGGCGATTATCTAAATGGGACTCAAGCTTAAAGCCCGTGCGCTCGGTGGATCGGTTGAGATTAACCCTGTTAACACAGCATCAAACTTGAATGTAGATGTTCGAGCAGCGAATGGTGTGTTGTTAGTGGCTGACTCAACTACGGGTGGAATGTTTTTACCTGTTGGTACAACGGCACAACGCCCGACACCTGCGACAGGACAGATGAGATTCAATACCACGACAGGTTCGGTCGAGGTTTATAACGGAACTTCTTGGGGTTAATATGGCTGGGTCTATAAAATTAAATGCACCTGCTGGCGGCTCAGTCACACTGAACGCAGTGGACACCGCAGCAAACTTTGTGATGTCTGTACCTGCCGCTGCGGGTATTCTGATTAACGCTGACTCGGCTACGGGTGCGGCTCAGTTACCTGTGGGTACTACGGGGCAGAGACCTGCTAGTCCTGTTACGGGGCAAGCTCGTTTTAATTCCACGACAAGTTTGGCTGAAGTCTATAACGGTACAGCTTGGGTTGGTATTCAAACCCCATATCTCGCTCAATTTTTAGTTGTTGCTGGTGGCGGGGGATCAGGTGGTTTTGGCGGCGCAGGCGGTGCGGGTGGTGTTATTCAAGGTTCGCTTACTCTTGTTTCAGGTACAAATTATGCAGTAACTGTTGGTGCTGGTGGAGCAGGCGCAGCTAACCGTGGGGTGGCGGCAAGCAATGGGTCAAACTCATCTTTTGCTTCGATTATCGCAACAGGCGGTGGTTACGGCGGTTCGGATAATTCAAACGGTGCGGTACAAGCATTTCAAAGCGGTCAAAATGGCGGCTCTGGTGGTGGTGCATCTTATGTTGGAACAGCCACAGCAGGCACAGGAAATACACCCTCAGTAACCCCCTCTCAAGGATTTAACGGTAGGCTTGGTGGTTCATCAACAAATACTTTCGGTGGATCGGGCGGTGGCGCTAGTGCAACTGGTGGGGCATTCACTGGCCCATTAGCCGCTGGAAATGGCGGCGATGGAATTACCACAACCATTACTGGATCATCTCTTAGCTTTGGTGGAGGCGGCGGTGGATTATGCAGCAGCGCATCGGGAACTAACGGCACAGGTGGATTAGGCGGCGGCGGTAATGGCGGCAAAGGCGGTGTTGGTACGGCTGGATCGGCTAATACTGGCGGCGGGGCTGGTGCGTGTTGGACTAACGCAGGCGTTGCAGGCGGCTCTGGCGTTGTAATCATCTCTATTCAAACCCCATACTACACAGGCACAACGACAGGCTCGCCAACAGTTACGGTTAATGGCGGGTTTACAGTAATGAGATTTAATAGCTCAGGCAGCTACACAGCATAAGGAATAATCATGCCAACAATTATCGGCGGCACTACAGGCGTAGCACCATCACAATGGACAACAGCGGGTAGACCATCAAGCCCATTAAATGGGCAATTGGGGTGGAATACTACGCTTAACGTGCTTGAGGTTTATAACGGAATTAACTGGCAACCTGTTGCAAGTCAAGATTATGCAGTTACATATTTGATCCTAAGCGGCGGCGGTGGTGGTGGTGGTGGCTCAGGCGGTGGCGGAGGTGCTGGCGGTCTTCTTACTGGCACAGCAAACGTTACTTCAGGAACTGCATATACAGTCACAGTAAGTGCTGGCGGAGCTGGTGGAACAACAAACACAAACGGTAGCCAAGGCGTTGCATCAAGCGCTTTTGGTATTGCGTCTGTTGGTGGTGGTTACGGTCAAGGTAGTGTGGCTGGTGCAGGCGGCACGGGTGGTTCAGGCGGTTCAGGTGGCGGTGCTTTTGGTGGTGGCGGTGGAGCTGGTACGGGCGGAACAGGAACTGTTGGTCAAGGGTTTAACGGTGGTAATGGTTCTACTCAAGCAGCAGGTGGCGGTGGCGGTGCAGGTGCTGCTGCGGGGAATGCTGCCCCACAAAACCCAAGCGCAGGTGGAGTTGGTGCGTCATCATCCATTACAGGGACTGCGGTTACTCGTGGAGGTGGCGGCGGTGGCGGAACGCTGAACGGGACAGGTGCTGCTGGTGGTGTAGGCGGTGGCGGTATAGGTGGGTATACTGTTGCAGGAACTGCTGGCACAGCTAATACTGGCGGTGGTGGAGGTGGCGGCGGCGGTTCAGGTGCTAACTATGCGGGGGGCAATGGCGGGTCAGGCATTGTCATTGCGTCATATGTCAATTTAACTCAAAGAGGAACTGGTGGTACGGTTACGTCATACGGTTCTGGCGCATCAACAACTTGGGTTCATTCATTCACATCTAGCGGCACATTTACAGCTTAATTAAGGAGACCATCATGGGTCATTTTGCAAAGGTAGTTGATTCAAAAGTGGTGTCAGTCATCGTTGCTGAACCAGAATTTTTCAATACATTCGTTGACTCAAGCCCCGGTCAATGGATTCAAACGTCATACCGCACACACGGTAATCAGCACCCAGAGGGTCGCCCATTGCGTGGCAACTACGCAGGCATTGGTTACCACTACGACCCCGTAGCAGACGTTTTCTACGCACCACAGCCTTACGCATCATGGGTACTTAGCCCACTGACGTTCTTGTGGGAAGCGCCTGTTGCTATGCCTGCTGACGGTAAAGCGTATGAATGGCAAGAATCGTCACAATCTTGGGTTGAGCTTGCAGCAGCATGAGAGCAAAACCTTTACCACCGCTTGATTATCTAAATTCTGTTTTGGAATTTAGAGATGGCATCTTGTTCAACAAGATTACCCGTGGAAGTCATGCGGTGGTTGATAAACGCTCGGCGCACAGCCACGCAAAAGGGTACTTGCAAATTACCTTGAAAAGCCAGTCATACCTTGAACACCGCATTGTGTTTTACATGGTGCATGGTTATTGCCCAGAAACGGTTGACCACATCAACGGCGACAAAACTGATAATCGTATTGAGAATCTTAGGGCTGCAACGTATTCTGAGAACCAATGTAATGTGCCGTTAGCTTGCAACAACGTATCGGGGCATAAAGGTGTCAGCTTTCATAAGCGTGTTCAAAAATGGCGAGCGCAGATTGCACTAAATAAAGTAGTCAAACACCTTGGCTATTTTGAAACAAAAGAATTGGCGGTTGAATTTGTCGAACTTGCCAGAGATATGCTTCACAATAATTTTGCCAATCACGGCACACATAGGGAGAATCTATCGTGGCGTTAGACATTCAAGGGGTTGACTATATCAAGTTCCCCGTAGGTACAACCGCACAAAGACCTGCTACTCCTGCACAAGGTATGGCACGATTTAACTCTACCACTAATAATATGGAGTGGTGGGATGCTACGACATCCTCTTGGCTGCAATTTAGTCAGCCTGCTGGGTATTCGGTTAATTACCTTGTTGTGGCAGGTGGTGGTGGTGGTGGATATTCTTCTGGCGGTGGTGGTGGCGCAGGGGGATTACTTTCTGCCTCTATTTCTCTATCTTCAGGTACGGCGTATACGGTCACGGTAGGGGCTGGCGGTGCTGGAGCATCTTCTCCAGCTAAAGGCTCAAATGGTGTTAATTCTGTTTTTTCAACATTTGCTACAACAATTGGCGGGGGTGGTGGTGGTTGGAGTAGCGCAACAGGCAATCCCGGTGTTGCAGGCGGCTCTGGTGGCGGTGCAGCAGGACAAGATTCTAACACGGTGTATGCAGGTGGTGCCGGAACTGCCGGACAAGGTTTTGCGGGTGGCGTTAACTCTACACCTAGTCCTTACGCAGCGGCGGGTGGTGGTGGCGCTGGCGCTGTTGGTGGAAACGGGTCTGGAAGCCAATCGGGTGCGGGTGGTGTAGGTGCATCAAGTTCAATATCTGGTACAGCAATATTTTATGCAGGTGGTGGCGGCGGTGGATATTCTGGTTCTGGTGCTGCTGGCGGTGCAGGGGGCAATGGTGGTGGCGGTGCTGGTGCTACTTCTGCTGCAACTTCCGGCACTGCTGGCTCTACAAATCTCGGCGGTGGTGGCGGCGGTGCAAATGGAGCGGGCGGTGCGGCGGGCGCAGGCGGTTCAGGCATCGTAATCATCAGCTACCTTGGCAGTCAGCGTGGCACAGGCGGTACGGTGACTAGCTCAGGTGGCTACACAATCCACACTTTCACATCGAGCGGCACATACAACGCTTAATAACTTGTCTTGCAGCGGTGCTACTTTTACCAGTAGTGCTGCTGTGTAGTTTGTGGTTAATACCGTGGGCTATTTTTCTTTTATATAGGGGTTTAAATGAACGTTTCAGCCGAACTGATGCAGGCAATCCTTAACTACCTTGCACAGCAACCGTATAACGAAGTTGTGCAACTGATCGGTGGCATTCAAGCCGAAGCTGCTAAAGCTGCTAAAGCTGCTGAAGTTGCTAAAGTTGATAAACCCGACGAAGACAAGGCTGACTAATGTTTGGTTTTACCCCCTTTGCTGCCGCACCATTTGCAGACATTGGGGCTACTGCGGATGCTATCTTTGCAGTAACTGGAGTAACAGGCACTACTGCACTTGGCACTGAAACCGTAACAGCAGATGCTAACACTTTTCCCACATTTGTTCGTGGCACGGCATCGGTAAATTCAGTCACTGTAGCGTTGTTAATAAATGTCAACGTTACGGGCGTTACAGGCACTACGTCATTAGGTAATGAAGCTGTTACGGCTGATGCTAACGTCTTTCCAACGTTTGTTCGTGGCACAGGCGCTTTAGGTACGGCAACTGTAACAGGCACAGCAGTAGTTTTCTTAACAGGCGTTAGAGGCACTACTTCTCTTGGTACGGCATCTGTAATTGGCACAGCCAATGTCAACGCAACTGGGGTGTCTGGTACAACTTCAATAAACTCTGTAGTTGTCATCCCAGAGACCAACGCATTTGTAACTGGTTTAGTAGCAACGAGCAGTGTTAGTTCGGTTTCTGCAACAGGCGCTGCTAATGTGTTTGCCACAGGTGTTGTAGGTACAGGCAGGATTGGTACGTTCTTTGTGTGGAGCGACATCGTTCCGATTCAGGCATCTAACTGGGTAGACATCAATGACACGAATGCTGAAACTTGGGCGGATATTACGCCAACGCAGACAACAAATTGGCAAGATATTCTTGCCGCATAGGAGCTAATAATGCCCAGTACCTACAGTCCATCACTCAAACTTGAACTCATTGCAGACGGTGAACAGCCCGGCACTTGGGGTCAGACAACCAACACGAACCTCGGCACATTGCTTGAGCAGGCTATTACGGGTGTGCAATCCATTGTGATGACCAACGCCGACTACACACTCACCAATTTAAACGGTCTGTCTGATGAGGCACGAAACGCTGTACTGATTGTGACTGGCACAAACGCTGCGTCAAGAAAGGTTGTTACACCTCTAGTCAACAAACAATACATTGTCATCAACAACACCACAGGTGGCTTCCCAATTACGATTGGTGCAACCACAGGCACGGCAGTGACCATTGGCAACGGTGTCACGCAAGCTGTTTACTGTAACGGTACAAACTTCTTTGCGGTACTGTCATCAATCAACGGGGGTACATTTTGATTATCGAGAACCAAGCAACCGATACCGAAGCAGCGCACAAGATTGAGATTCTCTGCCCGTCATGCAATGCAAACGTAACGCAAGATGAGCTTGATAAAACGCAGTGTTCAGACTGTGGTGCTGACTTAGCCGTGCCTAAGCAAAGCGTTGAGATTCATGCAACGTCTGTGCCAGCTTTTGTTATTGCGTTTACGGGGTAGATCATGTTTCCAATCATGGATATTTTAGGCATTGGCATGAAGGTCTTGGATAAGTTTTTCCCAGACCCAGAACAGAAAGCCAAAGCCCAGCTTGAACTCATGCAGATGCAGCAGAACGGCGAGCTTGCAAAAATGCAGGCTGATATGCAAGAGCAAGGTGAGCTTACCAAGCGCCAAGAAAACGATATGAGGTCTGACTCATGGTTGAGTAAAAACATTCGCCCGATGACGTTGATTGCAATTCTGGTAGGCTACTTTATTTTTGCCATGATGAGTGCCTTTGATCTTGACACTAACGAGAAGTATGTCGAGTTGCTTGGGCAATGGGGGATGCTTATTATGTCCTTTTACTTTGGTGGCAGAACGCTTGAGAAGATCATTGACATGAAAAGCAAAACGCCCGAAAAGAGCGACAAGTAATGGCGACAGCTAAAAAGCCTGCGGTTAAACGAGCGCCAGTTAAACGGGTTGCAAAGCCTGCGCCCGTTAGAAACCCAGACTTTACCGACAAGGTTGTTGACCTCATCAAGTGGGTGGACAGTCCGTTCAAACTGATCTCAGTGGTACTGATTGCGTTTGTTGCGTTTGCTGGATACTTTGCTTGGGACTCACGACAGGTCATTCTGGGTGCGATCAGTAGCAAAAAGACTGAACTCAAAGAACCGTTGTTGGTTGAAGCTATTGCCAAGTCTTTAATTTACGACCTAAGCGCAGATGTGGTGGTGGTTAACTCTGTAAATCTTCAGTCCAATAGCCGTGTAACCATCTTAGCAATGAGCAATCAAGGGCGAGAAAAATCACTTGAAGGCTCAATCAACGCTTTGTTTACTAGTTCGCCTGAACGCAACCGTGCAGTCATCACAATGTTTCAAGGCGAGGTGCATTGCGAAACGTTTGTGCCAAGCTCAAAGATTGGTGAGTACGCTGTCAAACATGGTGTAACGTATATGTGCCGTGGCGCTATACCGCCAGAACAAGGTAGGTTTGTAGGCT